GAAAGGTGGCGTATGAAGAGAATCGCAGGTGTGAATATGAAGAATAAAACTGCGTATTATATAATTGCCATTGGCCTTGTGATAGCGATGATGGTTATTGTATTGGCTGGGTGTAGCGGTAATTTCAGGAAAGATAGTGGTATTGGTTTATTGACGATGAAGAATGCCCTGGTTGAGACTGCTACTGGAGCTAAGCGTCTGTGTGAGCAGGGTGTTATTGATAGTGAAGATTGTGAAGAAATAAAGGGGTATTATGAGGAAGCTCGTGAGGTTCTTATTGAGGCTGGCGAGATATGGCAGGATATGGTTATGATGGATTCTCTTGATAATCGGGTTGAATATGAGACGATGCTCGCTGATATTGCTGTATTTATTGGTAAAATTGAAAAGAAAGTACGGGGGATTGAATAATGCCTACGCCTGTAACGCCTATTATTTACAGTGTGGTTGATCTGCTCGTTTCGCTTATAAAAGTGGCGAAAGATGCTAAGGAGCTCAATGAGCGTGAGTTGGACCATATAAAGAATGTGATTTCGCGCGAGTTTGCCGCGATACCCCGTTTTGACGATTTATGATCGAGATTTAATAATATGATATGGCTATTATGAAATTCCCACGTTATTGATGAGTTATAAATATGGCGACTAATTTCTATTGCAGGACTTCTTTAATTGGTGGAGGAGCTGGCTCTGTAGATGAGATTGATGGTGCAGGACTTGCCGATCTCGATGCTGCTTTTGTGCAGGTATTCGGAACTTTCTATCCATATACACTTGATGATGACAGTGGTGCAGCAGAAAGTTCACCTCTTATCATAAGTCCTGACACTAATCCAGGAACGAAGAGATGGTTGTTACAGGATATCAGTGTTAATAAACTGGTGTCTAATGTAGCGACAGGGACAGCCCCATTGACTGTATCATCGACTACGAAGGTGGCTAATCTTAATGCTGACCTGCTTGATGACCAGGAAGGAAGTTACTATCTAGACAGTGCTAATTTTACCGGAACAAACTGGACTGACCTGACAGATGCGGGGGCGACTACTCTTCATAAGCACGATCACGGGGGAATGGATGGCCTTGCTGATAATGACCATACTCAGTATGTAAATGCGGTAAGTGATACGTCCACCATAAACCTGACTCTTACCGGACAGTCTATAAGTGGCGTGACTATTGATTCTGCAATTAACCATGATGCCCTGCTTAATTTTGTGGGTAATGAGCATATTGACCATACATCTGTGACATTGACAGCGGGTACGGGACTCACCGGCGGCGGCGATATATCTGCTAATCGTACTTTTAATGTAGATCTGTCATCCGTACAGCACGATACCCTTGCAGGACTTACAGACGATGACCATACGCAATATGCCCTTCTGGCGGGCAGAAGCGGCGGGCAGTCTCTTACAGGAGGCACGGCATCAGGTGAGGACCTGACACTCGAGTCTACATCAAATGCGACAAAAGGGAGTATATTTTTAGGCAGCAACAGTGAATTTAATGGAGCAGAGAACCGTTTAAGCCTTAACGGTCTTTCACCTACTTATAAAATTGAAGCACACAGCTACAATACTAATAACCTCTTTCTTCTTTCTGGATTTGCCGATTCTGCCCCTGGCGTAGGAATTAATTTCCGTAAAGGGCGTGGAAGTTTAGGTAGTGAGGCTGTTTTACAGGATAATGACACTATGGGTGTTGTGCGTGGCCAAGCATTGACAACAGCGCCGAGTACATATACAACTCTTACTAATATTAAAATGGCGATTGCTGAAAGTGGCGGAAGTTATGGTGGAAATATCGCATTAAGGTGTGCTTCTGTAGGCGGAGCGGTTTCTTCGATATTAACAGTGCATGAGACACAGAGGGTATTTATATCCTCTGCTGATTCTGATGCAAGTGACCCTGTGGCAACACTACAGGTTGAACAGGGAGGAACGGCAGAAGCGGTTCCGGTATTACAGCTTGACCAGTCAGATGTATCGGAAGAGTTTATAAAATTCATAGGCACTTCTCTTACAGGCAATGGCCTTACTAATTCACTTGTTGATGACGGTGGAAGCGATACCATAGGTGGAACAACTATGACTATGACGATACAGGGCTACCTGAGGATATATGTTCAGGATGATGGCAATTTCCTGACAGACCAGGCTTATTATATACCTTTCGGGACATTAGCATAAAAAAGGAGCGAAATACATGGCAACAATACAGAATATAAAAGATGCTTTATCGTTCCCAGCTGATTCAGGGAACCCGATAACAGACTCTGCAAGAACTGTCGGCAATGGAGCATTGCTGCGACTTAAAGATGCAATAGAAACACAGTATGATTTCTTCGCGGAAACAGGCAGAGAACCTGACCAAAACGATATAGCAAGATTTCTCTACATAACCGCACGGTCTCTTGTGGCAAACCATGAACACAAAAAAGCAATAGCGACTTTACCACCTGGACCTGATCTAGAGAACTGATGGATAAAATATTAATTGATGATAAAACACAGAAAGATATTGCTGATATAAGCAATGCAATTAATGAATTAAATATACGTTTAGGAATTATTATTCGTGTCTATATTAATGCTAATTCATGCGAAGGTGAATATAAAATATCCAAAGATTTCTCATGTCTTGAAAGGATAGAAGATGGCATTAAGTGATGTTGCATGGAAAGATTCGGGCGGTGACTGTATATGGCTTGATACCGCTACGGTATTCTGGGTTCCGCCTCTGCCGGACGTCGGAGCGGTCGGTAACGTTTTGTATATACCTGTATTTAGAAGAAGAAAGAGATAATGACTATAGCATACACAGTAGAAGGCAAGGTGGGTTCTGATATAGGCGGGATTGAATACGGAAAGACGATTATCGTCACATGGGTGCTGACGAGTTCCGATTTTGAAGGAGACCCCTTTATCGCTCCCACGATGACTGATGTGACCGTACAGGCTTATGGTACTGACTGGAACTCACGGACTCTTAATTTCAGGGGAACCCTTGAAGTCGGCACTCCTTCTAATTATGTTAATCTTACTGATCCTACACAGACGACAATAGCGTTAACGGCAAACGGAATAAAAGCGGTTCTTGAAAATGTTTATCAATACAGCCCTTTACTCAGCGGAGCGCCCACAAATGATGTGACGGTAAAGGCTATCTATTCAAAAAAAGACAGGAGATAAAAACACATGACTACTCTGAAAAAAGCATTATTTGATGCGGAAGCACAGAAAAAAAGAGCGATAGAGATAGTGGAACTGTTTAATACCGCTATCAGTACGGAAAAAGATATTGTCGAGTATACAAAAAAACTCGAAGACCTGAACAATGAGATAAAAGAGGCGGAAGAAACAGTCAGTAAATGGGAAAAGAGGGTGGCCGATGTAAGGGCTTCTCTTTCACAGGAAGAAAGAAGCTTTGCGGAAACGAAAGCGGTAAAGAAAAAAGAACTTGCCGATATTAACAGGGAGGTAAAAGAAGAAGTTGATAAAGCCAGAAAACAGAAAGAAGCGGCAATATCAGGTCTTGATGCAGAGGTAATAAGGCTGACAAATGAGAAAAAGGCGCTTGAAGGCGATATTGATACGCTTAAATCTACGATAAGCAGGATAAGCAGTAATCTTTCTTCTGTGGGATAATAATGATAACACCTTATATTGTAGAATTTATAAAAAGAAAGAGATAGACTTCTTTAAGGATATTATGGCGGGAAAAATAGACTATTACAGGAAGCTCGCGGATGATAAGCTGAAAAAGATTTATGAGATGAAAGCGAAGATAGCGAAGCTTGATTCTGAGAATCTTATGGATTTCTACAGGCCGTATGAATGGCAGATGAGATCACATGAGCTTGGAGCAACCTGTGGGCAGGTGCTTGATATGTGCGCTAACCAGGTTGGCAAAACTGAGGGATTGCGATTCGAGATAGCATATCACTCCACAGGCCGGTACCCTTCATGGTGGACAGGTCGTGTTTTTAAAAAACCCCTGCTTATATGGGCATGTGGCACTACCAACGAACTTACAAGGGATGTATTACAGGATAAACTCTTCGGAGATCCCGCCACGTTCCCTGAGTCTTTCGGAACCGGAAGTATAGCTAAAAAGTATCTTGATGTGAATAAAGTAGTTAAGAAGCCGCAGGTTCCAAATGCCTTTGCCCAGGTTCCGGTAAAACATATAACCGGAGGATGGTCTACGATTATAATGAAATCTTATGATGCGAAAAAAAGAGCATTCATGTCAAAGGCAGTGGATATTATTGCCCTGGACGAAGAACCACCTGTTGATATTATGAGCTCCTGCCTTGTTCGCATGGTGAATAAGCCGAATAGCCTGCTAAAGATGACCTTTACGCCTGAAAACGGGATGACTGATGTTGTGTCCCAATTTATGACTGATTTGCGTCCTGGCCAGGGATTTGTTCAGGCGACATGGGACGACGCGCCTCATTTGACCCGGGAAAAGAAAGAGCAGATATTATCCGCTATCCCGATATGGGAAAGAGATATGAGATCGAAAGGGATTCCGGTTTTCGGAGACGGCCTTATATTTCCTATCCCGGATGATGAGATAGCGATTCCGGCGTTTAAAATACCTGACCATTTCAGGAGACTGGCGGCTATTGACTTTGGGGGCTGGGCGCATCCTACGGCAGGAGCATGGGCGGCGTATGACGACGATACGGATATTATATATATAACCGATACCTATAAAAGCGAAGGCAAATCCGTGGCTGAACACGCTGATTGTTTCAGGAATAAAGGGAAGGATATTCCCATCGCATATCCGCATGATGGCGAAAAAGCGGACAGGGGCGGCACAAAGCTTGCGCAACAGTACAGGGATAAGGGATGCAATATGCTCCATACCCATTTTACAAATCCTCCCGCAGAAGGAGAGGACGAGGGCAAAGGGGGGAATGCCGTGGCTCCCGGCCTTATAGAAATGCTTAATCGTATGCAGTCAGGCAGGCTGAAAGTGTTTAATCACCTGAACGATTGGTTTAAGGAAAAGGCTATGTATCATACCAAGGATGGCAATATTATTAGAAAAGGGGAGGATATAATGTCCGCCTCTCGTTATGCTGTAATGTCCGTGATAAGATACGGCCAGGCTAAATATACGGTAAGACACAGAATAAAGGTAATGCAGGGTCATGTAAATCCTATTGACTTTTTAATGAATAATTGAGAGGTAATATTATGGGTGGAATTGTGAGGTCTATTATAAGTCCCGGTCAACAGAGAGAAAACAGGGCAAGAGAACAACAGCAGGCGGCAAACGAAGAGGCTAGCCGGAAATTAAACAAACAGAGAGAGGAAGAGGAAATTGCGATACAGGGCAGGAAGAAAAAAAAATCCACGCGGACAAGAGTCACAAGCCCTCTCGGTCTTACCAGTATAGATAATACAGATGGCAATTTATTAGGATAAAAATATATGCCAAGCGCCAGAAAATTAATACAGACATATAACCGGCTTGATAATAGTACGGAACGGCAGAATTTCAAGATATTATGGCAGGAAATAAATGATTTCGTGCTTCCCCGTAAAACGGACGTTGTGATTGCAAATACAAAAGGTTCACGGAGGACGGAGAGATTGCAGGAAGGCACGGCTCCGCATTCGGCTGGGTTATTGGCGGCCACGCTACAGGGGTCTCTTACATCTAATTCCGTTTACTGGTTTAATATTCGTCTTAAAGATAAAAACCTTAATGAGAACGAAGAGGTTAAGGCATGGCTTGATGATAGCACAAGACGCATGTATAACGCCTTTAACGATTCTAATTTCAGAATAGAAGTGCATGAGATGTTTACTGATATTGTCACCGTAGGGACAGGGTGCCTTCTTACTGAACGGTCGCGGGTCGGGGGCAATAGTATTCTTAATTTCAGATCGTATTTTGTCGGATCTGATTTTGTCATACAGGAAAATGCCGAGGGGATTGTTGATACGGTAATCAGGAAGGTGATGTTTACTCCCCGCCAGGCAGTTCAGTTATTCGGGAATAAAGCAGGCAAAAAAGTCTTTGAGGCGTATGAAAAGAAAAGCAGTGACGAATTTCCGTATCTTCACGTGGTAATGCCTATAGACGAATACGGGAAATCGAGACAGGGATTCGCTAACGATGAATGGGAATATACAGATATATATATTTCTGTTGAAGATGAGTTTATTTCTAAAAAGGCGGGTTCTTTTGAGTTTCCATATATTGTGCCGAGATGGTCGAAGGCAAGCGGAGAAGTCTATGGACGGTCTCCTTCGTTTACCGCTCTTCCTGATATAAGAACTCTAAATGCGGCGACTTCTTACATGCAGCAGGCATGGGCTAAGGATATAAAGCCCTCAAGACTTGTTCCAGAGAATCTTGGCGTAGATATAGACGATGTGCCTGGGACGAATATACCAGTCCCGATGTATATGATTGAAGCAATCCAGAAAGGCGCTCTTACATCGGGCGCGAGATGGGAGGTTTCTGTTCAGGAAAGAGAACAATTAAGGACGGCGATAAAAGAGTGTTATTTTACAGACCAGATTCAGTTGCAGAAGCAGGCGCAGATGACGGCGACTGAATCGAGCATTATCTTCGAGCTTATGCAGAGATTGTTGGGTCCTGTTTTCGGAAGACTGGAAACACAGCTTGGGCCGATGACGGAAAGAGCTTTCGGAATAATGCTCAGGGCGGGCGCATTGGCGCAACCTCCTGAAGCTCTTGCCGGCGATATTGAAATTGAATATGTCGGGCCACTTGCAAGGTCACAGCGCATGAGCGAGATGAATGCCTTAAGACAATGGCTTGAACAGATGGTGCAGGTTGCCAGCGTAAAGCCGGACATTCTTGATGTTCCTGATTTTGATGAAATAGCAAGGGATTCGGCAAGGATTCTTAATGTAAATGAAAGATATGTAAATGACACAGAGACTATTGAAGCAATAAGGGAGCAGAGATCAAGAGACATTGAGGATGCTAAAACTACGGAAGAGGCCAGTGTTGCGGCTGATGCTTATGCAAAAATAGCAAAGGTGGGAGCTATTGGCTAAACAGAAGAAAGAGCATGTCGGCCATTATACGAAAGTGTTCGGCAATTCAAGCGGGTATCGGGTTTTAAAAGAGATAAAGGATTTTGCCGAATACCCTTCACTTGAATCAGTGCAGGTAATGCACGGGAGGAGGCAGGTGTTACAGTATATACTTGACAGGCTCAAGGCTACATCAGGAAAGAAAGAGATTTACGCGGGAATTATTTACGAAGTGGAAATGTTATAGGGGAGGATTTATGTCGGAAGAAGAAAGAGAAGTAAGCGCGGATACCCAGGATTCATCAATGACGGCAGACAAAGTGATGTCGGTTGATAATTGGAGGGACACTATCCCGGAGGATATTAGGGGTCACAAGATAATAAAAGAGACGCCTGATATTACGACAATGGCTAAACGCCTTGTTGATGCTAATAATTTTATTTCCAAGAGCATAAGACTTCCTGATGACGGAGACACTTCCGGCATGGATGATCTTTACAATAAGCTCGGCAGACCCGAAACGCCAGAGGGGTACAAGATTGACCGTCCGCAGTTGCAGGAAGGGCAACAGTATAACGAGGAAACTGAGAAATCTTTTCTTGATGCGGCGCATAAAATAGGGCTTAATTCTTCACAGGTTAATGCCCTTATGAAGTGGAATCAGGAACAGGTGTCTGGAATGCAGGCTCAAGCAATCGAGTCTAATGAAGAAGCGGCGGCTGGTCTTAGAAGAGAATGGGGCAACGCTTATAAGGAAAGGATTGCCACGGTAAATGATGTCCTTAATCAGTTCGCAGATGAAGATGTAAGGGAATCAGTGCAGGGCAATCCTGTTCTAGTTAAATTATTATATGATATAGGTAAAAATCTGGTGGAAGGAAAAGCTGAAGGCGAAGGCAGGATAAGCCATACAAGAACGCCGGAAGATGCCATGAAGAAAATTATGGAATTAAAACGTGATCCCTCCTTTCAGAAGGCGTATTACGATAAACGCGACGCTACCCATGACGATGCGGTGGCCCAGATGCAGAAGCTTATGGAAGAGGCACATCCTGAACCGGAGGCGACAGTATTATGACAGATAAACAATTCAGAGAAATATTATTAAAAAGAATAGACGATAATGTTTTTATAGAGACTTACAGGCATATTAATTTAAAACCATGGATGTCGTGATACGGAAAAATGATAAAGTTTCGACTATTCCAATGGACTTGCCATTGAACGCAGAGAGTGTTGAATTTGTTATTAACTGGTATAACGAATGCATGTTTGTATAATCACGGACACACTTCTGTAATAGAAGCCGTGTGCATGGTAATGAAGATTACCAGAGTGGCGACTTAATCGCAAGAAAGCCGTTTACAGAAGCGGACACCTTTCGGAATTGAAAAAAGAGTATTTTAATTTTTAATTTTGGGAGGAATTAATATGTCCACTGAAATAACGAATGCTTTCGTCCAGATGTATAGGAGCAATCTTATACACCTTTCGCAACAGGATGACAGCCGTTTAATAAACGCGGTTATGGTAAAAGAAAACGTAACCGGCAAATCAGTATTTTTTGACAGGCTGGGACTGCAAACCATGACCCAGCTTACATCGCGTCATGCTGACACCATGCAGCAGGATACTCCTCATTCAAGGCGCATGGCTACCCTTGCTCCATATACGGTAGCTGACTTGATTGATGACCCTGACCAGATAAGAACTCTTATAGACCCTACCAATGCTTATGCAAAAGCTCAGGCCAATGCTATAGGCAGAACTCAGGATGATATTATCATTGCCGCTGCGCTTGGCACTGCGGCCACAGGTGAAACAGGTTCTGGAACTCAAACGCTTCCATCCGGTCAGAAAGTTGATGTTCAGCTTGGCGGAGGTGGTTCTGATGATTACCTTAATCTGGATAAAGTGCTAAGGGCGAAAAGACTTCTGGATGCCGCCGAAGTCCGCAAGGACAACAGGTTTCTGATTTATGACGCGATTCAGATGGAAGCTCTGCTTGCTCTGGAGAAAGTGACTTCAAGCGATTATAACGCTATAAGGGCATTGGTGCGCGGTGAGCTTGAAACATGGATCGGCTTTAAATGGATTCATTCAGAAAGACTGACAACCGATTCGAGTTCAAATACTCAGTGTATCGCATTTCAGGGTGACGGCATGGGTCTTGGTATCGGACGCTTAAGAGAAACAAGGATTACCGAAGAGTCTACTAAGAACTACGCGACACAGGTATGGTCATACCTTGATATGGGCGCAGTGAGGATAGAGGATGAATGTGTCGTTGAGATTGCATGTAAGCCTACATAATGGAGTTTAATCTTATTTAAATAGAAATTAAACAATTTTTAAGAAAGAGGTAAAAGAAAAATGGCAACATTGTATTCA